CCCTGAGGGAATGTAGCCACTGCGGAAGTGGTCGGTGGGGGTGCCATAAGGCTCATACACCCGCGCTGCGAGACCGCGGTCGTCACCTCTGGCGTAGATTTCACCACTCGCCTTCACTTGCCCTGTGCCCGCTCCTGTGGCACTTCCCACGTTGATACCACCGGAGACGGTCAAGTCTGTTAGTGACCCACCACGATCGCTGTTAATAGCGGTCGTCCCCGCTATCTGTAACGTGCCTGATACGATGTTAAGCGAGTCACCGCTCGCAAGGTCAAGACGGTTGGCAGCGCCACGGAATATGTGAACGTCATTGCCAACGGTTAATATCCCTGGGATAGCAATATTGCCCACTACACTGACGTTGCCATCGGCATCCACACTGAGAGCGGGGTCAGGAGAGCCATCGCTGGCCGCCAGGGAGGAGTGTTTGTGCTCCGATGGTGCAAGCGTTGCAACGGCGTTGTCCACATAGGTCTTAGTAGCGTGCTGTGATGCAACTTTCTCATTGCTATCCGCCGCAAGCGTCGTATCTGTGTCAATGACCTCCCCGAGGTCACTCGCCTCTATCAGACGGAACGTCGGTGTGCCCGTCCCCTCCCGTGGCCCTATGAGCACGGTATGGGCGCTTTGGACATCCAAACCCAGCTCCTGGTTGTTCAGGGAAAGGATGGCATCAGCACCTGCAGAAAGGGTGACAGGGTCATGTCCAGCACCACCGGCAATGATGCGCCAGGTCCTTTGGGGTTCGTCCCACACTTTCCAGACCGGTGTCTCTGGAGTGCCATCCACGCCGATGTCAAGCCAGAGGAAGCCGTCGTCGCCAGGCCCGACCGATGGCGCGGTCGGCGACCGCAGACACACCGACCTGAATCGCCCCCATTGGTCGGTGATCAATGTTAGCACGTCGCGGTTGCCAATCATTGCCCGACTACCACCACCGTCTGTGTGACTGCCGTATCACCGCGCCATAACAGTACCTCGCCTGACCATGTACTCTGTACTGCCGCCGGGGCCAACACACTGCATAGCAGCGCCAGTCCGAGAACAATCGCTAGAATGATCCTCATCACAGCCTCCTACCGATGCAGGTAAACGTAACAGGTCACCGTCGCCGTGCCACTGCTGGCAACCGCCTCGATCATGAAATACGGCACGTTTATGTCCACTTCGATGGCGTGGTTGCCGTTTGTCAGCGCAGAGGCGACACCCACTGTTGGCGCATAATCGTCGCCGGTCTGGGCGTAGCGCGGCACCAAATTGACAGCCAGCGTCGCGCCGCCGGACAATCCGGATACTGTGATGAATACGGTGCACTTGTTGAATCCACGCGCGTCGATGGCCGCCGTAGACGATCCGCTCGTGCCGCGCCTGACCGGCGTCGTATCGACACTCAATCCGTTGTGGCCCGTGTCAGTGCGCCAAACCGGCAGCACGCCCAGCGCAGCATATCGCTTGCTCGAAAATGTTTGGGGTGCGATTGCCCAGAGCAGCGCGAATTGTCCATCTGCCGGGTCTACCAGACCGAGGAACTTCTGCGATCCGGCATCAATTGGGAGAGTATCACTGATTGCTTGTGCCATAGGTCATACTCCACAGCAGGGTAAAGTATTGACTGCTGCTGCCGCTATGCGAGCCATACCAGCAGCAGCGAACAATGGTCGCGCGTCCTGGAAATCGGCCTTCTCATCCAGCGTCGTGTCGCCATATTGCAGCAGCACGAATGCCGATGGGATGCCGCCCTCTGGGATAGCAGGATAGGGTGGCACGCTGCCTCCCAGCGCGCCGGGTGCCACTTTGGCAGTATTGGTCGCGGTATCCAGGTACACCAACACACGCCGCGATTTGCCAGCTATCTGTGGCACGTGACTGGACAGGTCGAGACTGTCCGTGCCGAGGTAGTATTGCCGCGCGCCGCCAACGTAGTAAACGCAAGGCGCGACGCGCACTGTCAGTCCAGAGGCCGGCTCACAGCGCAGAGGTACGAGCATGCGCAGGTACACATCCACAGGATCAGGGGCGTAGTAGCCATCATAGCGGATGTGCGATCTGGCATGTTCTGGCAGAAATGGGTTGCCGTCATAACCAGCGTGCTGTGCCAGAATCTCCCAATCCACGTCCAGAATGCGTCGCCGGCTGGGATATTTCGGATCGGCGGCCACCAGCACTGGCAGACCGGCCCAGGCTGTCACGCTGCCGTTGAATACCTGAAATACGCCACCATGCTGGCCATATTCACGCGCCCAGACATAGCCAGGCCGATCGCGCACCTGCACCGAGCCATCAACTTGGATCAGCTCGGCCTTGGTAATGTCGCGGTTGCTCTCCAGCCCCGCCTCACGTTGTTTGCGTGCCAGTACTGCGTCTCGGAGGCTCATGCGATGAATAACAAGCTCCTGATGTCGCCACCACTCGGATAGGATTGATCTGTCCATGTTTGGCCGCCATCCTCACTACGGATGACGGTCGTGTCTGATGCCATTGCCAATATGGGCGTATTCGGGATGATCGTCATGTTATCAGGCCGCACATTGCCGGATAGAGGCACAGCCGGCTGCAACACAAACCCGCTGCCAGCATCCTTCCACAATTTCGGCGTCCCGCCGGTATTCTCGACCGCCCATAGTATCCCGTCGTGGCCGACGATGAAGAATCCGAGTGTGCTGGCATTGTCGAATTCGTTTGCGACCGGACTAAATGACGCGCCGGCGTTTGTGCTCCGCAACAGATGATAGCCACCGGGCAGCCGACCATGCACGTAGACCACATTCGGGTCAAACTCCTGCACGCGCGGGTAGGCGGCATATACGCCGCCAGTGATGTCATTGATTGTTGCCGCGCCGAGACTGACTGAATTGACGATAGCCAGGTCGGCTGTTGTGAATTTCTTGACGTACAGCACACCATCTTCCCATAGCGTCACGTACAGATAATCACCGTTGGCTGAATCGGCGTCCATCCAGATGGGATGGGAGTCGCCATACGACCCCGCCGGTGCGTCGAAATAGGTTTCATGGATGCGGATGTAGGCGATGCGCGCCCTGGTGTGTCCCAGATATCCGCGGATGTCCATCCCAATCCACTCGCTGATGTCATAACGGGTGAGGGAGACAGTCGAGACATACCACGTATCCGGCTGATTGGACTGACTATACCAGTCAGTGCCATAGGTGCGTCCATAGGGGTCGTTGTCCGCCCACATGCGCGGCTCCGACGCCCAATAACCTGGCGATGCTCCATCGAGCATGTACTTGACCTGCACCTCAATATACCCATTGACCCGTTTGAATGAGGCCCCGAAATGCACGCGCCAACCGACGCCGCGCCAGCTGGCAAACGCCCTGGTGCGCCAGAAGGCGCCATAGGTATCATCATCGCCGTCAACAATTTTGTCCAGGTCGGACCAGCCGTAATGGTCTGCCTCAGGACACGGGGGGTTCCAGTCCCACCAGGTAGCGGGGTAGTCCCAGTTCATGTCGCTGATGGCAGTTGCGTAGTAATATTGGTCGATTTTCTGGTATGGAACGCCGCCCAATGGCTGCCACATCCACCCCTCACCGTTCCGGGTGCATTTTAATATCCAGCCGCGCCAGTTACTGGTGCTATTTTGCCAGCGCACCAGGAAATACCACTCGCCAGCACGGTAGTTGTTCGGCGTGCCCATCACCACGTCGCAGTTGGCGAACGTTGGCGCTGGACTGTCATCCCAGGCGTTCGGAGGGTCGCCCATCCCGGTCACCTGCGACCAGTTGCGCCCGCAGTCCGTGCTCCGGTAAATCTTGCCCGTCTGCACACGCCACAGAATAGTATCTTCGATGTCCGTGCTGTTCTGAGTAATCGGCCAGTGCGGATCAAATCCGCCCCAGTTGTCGGTGATCGTCACCGCGCCATTGTTGCGCGTCTCCCACGTCCCCGCCAACGTCTGGTTGAGATGGCCTAGATTATGATCGAACGCCGCTAGCCGGCCACTTGCCGCCGGTGGCTGGGGAGGTGTGACCGGCGGCGCCGGCGGTGTGATGTTGTTGTCATCCGGTGGATTGGCGGGGTAATCGCCGTCCACGCCGTCCTGGCTTACGACCTCTGGCTCAAACACGGCATCGACCAGGATGCTGCCGGCCGCCGGATCGTAGATGGCCGATACGTTTCGGCACACCAACCGCTTGTTTGTCCAGACGATCCCCCGCGGCGTATCACCCGCCTCCAGGCTGAGCGTCCACCACTCCTGCGGCACAATGTCCAGCGCGCCGAGGTAATGCCCGGCGAATTGAATGCGCACCTCGGGATATGGGTTGTTAGCTGCCGCCAGTACGCGCCCGGCCAGCTCATTCGCCTGCGCCTGGCTCGCCAGTATCTGCCGCTCATAATGCAGCACTTGAGCGCCGATGTCGAGCGGAACATCGCCGGGCGCCTTGCTGATGATCGGTGTGCGCGGGTAGGCGAAGCCGCTCAGGTGCACCATCCCAACGCGCGGTTCGGGTTGGTGCAATATGATAATCTCGCCGCGCCGGTCAGCGGCCGTGATATCACTGACCACAGGGAGCGCATCCCGGCGTGTGGCATTCAACATCTGTGCATCCTCGGCGACGTACACCTGCCCGAGCTTGTTGCAGCAGACATGCGCGAAGATTCCATGGTTGCGCGCGAAGTTGTCAGCCTGGCTATACAAATCGCCTTTGGCGAAGTCCTCGATGGTCTCCACCCTGAGGGTATTCGCCGTCGGCAGATATACGTCGGCGATGTCGAATAGCGTCGAGTGCCAACGGAGGTAATGATGTACCGCCTCGGCGACCGTCGGGCCAGTGAACTCATACCATTGATCCTGTGTGCCCAGGACCATCTTCAGAGGCACAGAGAACATCAGGGTGCGCCGCAACAAGCCATCAATCGTCGTCGCCTCAAATGTCACGTCGCCGGTATTCCAATCCTGCCTGACAGTTTCGCCGCGCACGTAGCCGACGAACAGGATATTCTTGGCATACGGATGGTTGCCGCCGATCAGCACTGGTGTGTTGCCGTAGATCGCCTCGTGCCATAGCACAACTAGCGTGCCATCCGGGAAATCGCTGGTCGTCGCACCACTATAGACTCTCAGACGCGCTGTCCAACCGCCACGCTCCCAATCCCCCGTCAGTGATTCCAGCGTGAAGGCGGTGATCGGCGCGTTGCTGCCGGTCCGTTCGTGGCAGAATACCGGTCGCCGCGTCGTTTGCGTTTTGCCGTTGCTGTCGGTGACCGTGAGCGTGACCCAGTGCGCATCGGTGAAGCGTTCGCTCCCGGAAATGCTGAGAGTCTGTGTCGAACCACCCGCTGTCCAACTATAAATGCCTGGGCCGATGACATCCCACGATCGGCTGATAATATTCGCGCCACGGAGGGCATAACCGGCACTGTTGTCGAACACGAATGTTGTTTCCGTACCATTATCGAATCCGGCGCGCGGTGGGCCCATGATCGCCACGGGCCTCAGTTGCTCATTCTCGTCGGTGTACGGAACATCGAAGTCTTTGTAAAAATTGCCGGATGCATCGAACCGAGGGTAGACCGGCCACAATTCCCAATTGCGTTTAACTGTCAAATACTGGTCATTCGCCCATACTAGACTGTTTTCGCTGACAGTGATGGTGTTAGTCCCGGTGTTGATCGCCCGCACACGCACCTTGCCCACATCGCATGCGCCGGGACTCGTGCCAATCCACATGGTCATTCCTGGCAGTACGCTATTCTCGCCACTATCGTTGTCATAGACGATACTGCGCGCACCCCGCGCTGGTGACGCCATATTCACCTGCGCAGTGAACACCGATTGCGGCTTGAGCACGGATAAGTACAGCGTTGCTTTGTGGCCGCCAGCCCGCAGTAGGTTCTTCTCGTCCGAACTGAGCGCTGTCATACTGCCACCAATCTGCGAAATTCAATCTGCACGTCCAGGTACTTGCCCGCGACGCGCTTTTTCATCAAGTCGCTTGGCCACACCATGATCGCGCTGTACTTGACGAATTCCTCGTTCGCATTGCGTGTCCTGATGTAGACCGCTGCGCTCCTGCCGCTGCAATATGTTCTTAGTTTGGCCAACTGCGCTGTGGTCAGCAAGTCAAACGTCCAGATCGCCATCGGGTAACCATCGCCACCTACCTGGCCGTCTGCCTTATCGTACTCGCGTGTGTATTCGATGAACACGCTGCGCGGCGGCGGGAGTGGTGGCGACAACAACTCAATGTTGGTCGTGGTGCTGGTGGTCCCGATCTCGTAGTCATAAACCGGCATTACGCCCTCGCATACTCTCGGAGTAGTTCAACTGTCTGCGCGCGGATGGCCGATAGCAGCCCAGCGTAGCCATCTTGCGCACCGATGTTGATGGTTTGATTGAAGTTGTTAATAGCTCCACGTCCGGCGGCCAGCATGGCCAACACCCTGTCCTGGCTGAGCAAGCCACCGGTCAGCATCTCAGCGCTGCGTGTCGCTGCCGCATTCAGTACGAACTCGCGTCCAGCCTCGCCGAGGCGGTACAGTCCCGCCACCGCGTAACCGCCCGTCGCGCGGCCGTGTACTGGCTGATAGGTCACCTGAGCACGCAGCTGGCGCATATCCCGCAGCGTTTCCTCGAGCAATTGCTTGGCCATTGCGTTGCGTCGTTGCTCCAGCGCCAGGAACTCCCTGTTGAAACCCTCTAGTTCCAGGATGCGGTCACGGAAGGCTTGCCTCTCAGCGTCCTGTTCCGCTTTCAGGTGAGCCTCCAGATCAGCCATCCGTTCTTGATAGTCTGCCTCGAGGCGTTGCAGCTCGATTGCGCGATACTCAGCTGCTCGCGCCTGTCGGTATTCGAAATCGGCCCGCATGTCCTCCAGTTGCTGTTTGAATTGCGCCAGACGCTGATCACGCTGTTGATTAAATGCCTGCTGCATGTCTGCCAGTTGACGCTGATAGTCAGCCTGTCGCCTGGCTCGCTGATCGGCAAATTCCTCCTCGGCCCGCCGCCGGTTGATCTCGTAATTGCGCGCGTTGCGCAGGAATGCGATCGCATCGCGGGCGGCGACGGCATCCTCCTGCTGCATTGCATAATCCTCACGCATCCGCGCCATCCGTCTCTGATGTTCCGCTTCGGCACGCTCGGCCTCAATGCCGTACTGCACTGCCAGGGCAGTGCGTTGCTCGTGATAACGCGCCTCCATATCGGCCTGCGACCTGAGAAAATCGCGCATCATGCGCTCGCGCTGACGGTTAAATTGCTCCTGTCGCTCATTCTGTGAACGTGCCCACTCCTCGTCCATCTGCGCGCGTCTCTGGTTGAAGCGTTTGACGACGTCCTCCCGGTCACGATTGTATTGCTGCTCAAGGGATGCAAGCCTTCGTGCCAGGTCCCCTGCTGCCTTGAGTGCCCCGGCGTAATCGTATTGCACGGCGGCCGCCTGATTCGCTGTAGTCGCTACCGCGCGGGCGGCGTCAGCCTGCGCCTGTTCTGCTGCTGCCGCGTCGGCCATCTCCCGCTGCAACGCCTCGGCTTCGATGGACACGAGTCCCAGGTTTTGCGCCGCTTGAGCGATCCAAACGGCTTTCTCCTCGATGCTGCTGGGACCCGGAATGAGGGCTGCAAGGGCTGTTGATACGATGGCGAGGTTCTGGGCTTTGGCCGTCTCCTGCCCGGCTTTGCTTCGCTTAAACACATCCTGCAAAACAATGGCACCCTCCTTCAGTTGCGTGACCAGGTTGGTGAGTGTCTCGATCACGCCGCTGCCGATAAGAAACTTTCCAAACTCGGTTTGGAAGTCCGCCCAGGCAGCCGTCAGTTGCTCCAGCTGACCGATGGTATCAATCTGCACACCTCCCAATTGCTCGGCCTTCTGGCGTGCCTTGTCCCACGCGGCGTTCAGGAACGCCTGCCTCTTCTCGGCTTCTGTCAACTGATCTACCGTCTTGCCGAGCATCGCTGCATAGCGCGCTTCAGCCTCGGTCAGGTTCATCTTGATGCCGAGGTTGTCCAGGATCAGAGGTGACTGGCGGCCGAGCGCAGTAGTCAGGTCATCTACTGCGCTCGCGGCGTTTTTGCCCATCGCCTGACCCAGCACAATGGCGATCCGCGCCAGGTCGGCCATTTCACGCTCATTCTTCACCACGTCCAGCAACATAGCCTTGTTGGCCATTCGCATTGCATCCAGGGCGCTGATTGTGTTCTTGGAGGCATCGGTGATGGCTCTGACCATTGCCTCGCCTGATGTGCCCAATGCCCTCGCCAGGCTGTTGGTGGCTCGCCCTAATCGTTCGGCATTGCCGGCCATCAGTAACGATTGCTTGCTGAAGGCGCCCATCCCCGCTGCAACCCCACCAGCCCCGAGCATAAGTCCAAGCTGTTGCACCGCTCCGGTTACACTCTGTAACGCCGTGCGGACCTGTGAAGCGCCGTTGACTCGCAGTACGATATCAAGTGGATTGACCGCCACCGATCCGCTCCTTAACTCTCCGTGATATGGCCGCAATCACCAGCATATCTTCCATCAGCGCTTCCGGTTGCTCAAGGTAGCCGCCCGCCAGCGGTAGTGCCTGCCAACCCAGCGCCTCTCCCAGAGTCCACGAGCGCCATGCCCGTTCCAGATCGTGCAGATACACATCAGGCAATTCATCACCGGTATCCTGTGCCCTGTGCCAGAGAGTAAGTCTCCGGTACAGCTCCTCACTCTGGCTTATCCTTTTTTTGGGTCGTCCTCCGTTATTGGGTTCCAGTGGGGATTGAGGCGGTAGATGGCCTCGCTCCACAGGTTCACCAAGCGCTCCGGCAGATCGCGAAACTCTTCAAACGTCAACGGCCACGGGATGCCGACCACTACCTGAGTTGCCGCGGTCAGGTCAGGGAACGTGATCACCCGCAGCAGCCACTGCTCAGGCGTCTCGTCCGGCACATCCAGCCTAAGCGCCTCGCCGCGCAATATACTGCGTCGCATGCCCATGGCCACACTGGCCTCGCTGACGGTTATTTCTATGTCCTCATATTTGATCGTTTCCGTGGCAAGTGGCATCCTGCCTCCTATGGCAATCGCAGCAGCTTATCAATCTCGCGCTGAAACCGGCGCACGATCCAGCCCTGCAACTTCTCCAGCACATCCTGCGCCGTCTGCCAGCGTCCCTGATGGATGACAGCCTGTCTGTCCCGATCCTGCACCCAAGGTGCGTAGACGACGTTCGTGCCGACCCGGCCCTCGATGCCGTCCACCGTTGAGCTGACGCGCATTGTCCAGCTCCGCCCCAGCGTGCCGGTTCGCCTGTAAGGCACCTCGATCAGCCCCTCTCGCAGCGCGGCAAAGAACCACCGGCGTTGCTTCTCGCTCTTGAAGCCGGTGAACGCGCCCTGCTCTGGTGGTTTCGGATACCGGGCCAGTTCGTTCCATACCTTGTTGAGCGAATCGCTCATGGCCGGCCTTAGATTGGTGAACGTTGCCAATCTACCGAGCCTTGATACGAGTCTGTCTACACCTTTAACCTGAATGCTCAGTTCCATCTAGCTCCTCGGATACCACTGGCGTGATCCAGCACCGACAATTCGGGTGCGCGGGTGGCAGCATAATTCCGCCCGGAAATGGCTCAGTGATACCAACAACTGTCCCATTCAGTGGGCCACAGATAGGACACACCAGCTCATCATTGGCAGTATTCCATCTTCGTTTTTGCACCCCAGTCTGCTGAAAAACCAGCTGGTTGGCTTCGGCATAAACGCGCGTCACCTCGGTAACCGCGATCAGCTTCGCACGCTGCGGACCGAACAGCTGCACCAGCTGCCTATCGCGCATCAGCTGCTGCAGTGGCTGGCCGGATGCCAGCCAATCGCCCACCTTCTGGCGCAGGACCTTGCGCGTCGTGGCTGTGATGCCGCCAATCTCAGAATAGGCATATTGCTGCGCCCATTCTTTGGCGTTCTCGTTGACGAGCGTCCAATCAATGCTCATCACCGGCGGCTGGACATTCGGCACGGCAGATGTTGATGCGGCAGCCGCTTGTACCGCTGCCTGAGCTTGGTTCACGCCGCTGCTGGCTGCTCTTTGTAATGCCAACACCAGATCATCCTTAAACTGCTGATTGACTACATCAATGACATTCAATGCTTGTTCGAGCGGGACACCGCTCTGTAATTGAGCGATGAACGCCTTCCATTGCTGTTTGAACAGATGTTTGAAAAAGAGTATCTGATCTCTTTCAAGCTGATACCGCCGCGCCAACCATTGTTCCGCTTTCGTCAACCTCTGGGCCTTGATCTCAGTACCACCAAATTCGAAAGGGCGTCGCGAACGCCGCTTTCACCTCCTCCTCGGTCGTCGCCGTCGTTAATTTTGCCAACACACTGGCCTTGATCTCAGGCGGAATATGTTGGCTCTCGAAATCATAGGCCGCCGACTCTCCAGCTCGTATACGCCGCCGCGCAATGCTCTCCCAACGCCTCAGATCCTCGCGCATGGCCTTAGTTATGTCACTTGCCACATCTATGCTGGGTGACATGTCTCCGAGCGGTTCACCTCTCACGGCGAGTGGCACAAGCGTTTCTCCCCAGATCGGATCATCTAGCGGTTCAAGACCCAGCTCGTGCCGCGCCTCATTGACTGTCTGCACCTGCCAGTATGTCTTGCGTTCCTGCACCAGCAACGTGCGATCCTCGGTGCGAATGTCTCTGAAACGGCACTCCAGATCATCTCCGAAGTCAATGCGCACCATCTGATTGGTGATGGTCTCGGCCATCAAAACCAGTACCGGCCAGACCGCCTGCTCGATCATTATCTCCTTCGCAGCCTCCGCGTTGGCGCGCGTCGCCTCCTTGGCCCAAAATCCCGCTGGGATGCCAAACACGCGGTCTATTTCCTCTCGCGTGAACGTACGCCCCGCCAGAAACTCCATGTCCCGGGGGCTGATGCTGAGCGGGGTGACCGTCACATCACCACTGCGCACGATGAGAAACCGCCGTTGGTTCCCGATCAACTCGGTCTGTAGGTCGGCCCGCACACGCGCAAAGCTCGGCTCCGACATCTCCGCCGGCACACTGATCAGCGTGCGCAATGTCACGTCATCGCGGAACGTACGTATGTTCCAAGCGCTCGCCGCGATATCGGTCTCTACCGCCATCCGATAGGCCGTGAGTGGTGAGAGACCACGGTGGTAATCGAATGGGTTGGGAAAGCGAAAGAAAATCACTTGCCCTGTTTCGAGATGGATGGGCGGACGCCCATTTATGGGCGTGTACCGGTAACCAGCGATGTAGCGTTGTGTGTCGGGTATCGGCTCGATGTGGCTGGATGGGATAGGCCATAACTCGCGCAATTCGCCAGCACGATCATAAATTTTCAGCCAGTAGGCCTCACCGCGCAACAGCAACCACTGTATCGTGTATTGGCGCATCCACGCTGCCCCCATGTACGGGTTGGGCTGTTTGAGCAACTGCTCGATGGGATGATCCTCTATCTCAGTCTTCCCCTGCAAGATGTACACGTCGGCCGCGCTGGCCTCGTTGGCAATGACGCGCACATTTGAGTACACCCACGCGCTGGTGATCGCCAGCCGTTCACGCTCCTCTTGCGAGTAGTCATTACTGCCGAGGCCAGCACCAAGCGGCGCCTCGCCGGCAAACACGGCCGTCACTGGCGTACGTGTAGCCTTGACGTAGCCGAGCCGCGCGATGGTGCGATCCAGCCACCGGTCGAAAAAGGCCATGTGGCCTCCGCTACGTAACTTCGTAGAAGCAGACTACTATATCACCGACTCCCGGCCTGGTCGTCGGTGTCACACCGTCCGTTGCCTTGGTGGCCGTTGCATCCAACGTGCCGTTCACCCATACGCCGTGGATTTTGTCAGTGCTAACTGCCTGACGGGCTGGCGAGAACAAGAACTTAGTCACGGAATTGTCCCCCCTCCAGGCCACGATGTATGGCCTGTACTGGGTGATAAACCGGATCACCTGCGCCTGCGTCACCCCCTCGGTGTTCAGTGACAACGCTGTCCCCCAGAGGTGCCGGGTGACCAGTTGCGGAACGATGCTGAAGGAATACTCAGCGGCGTTCTCATTGTAGCCGCTGTGACGTGCAAACAGCAGCGCACGCGGGATCACCACGCTCTCGTATACCCGTGCGCCAGTCTCGGTCAGTGCCTGCCGGTACGCCATAATCGCGCACTGCGGTTCAAATCCGCTCCGGTCAGTGATGCCGCCGACTAGACCCTTCGCCTCGCCAACCGTGAAGTTAATCACCCCCCGCGTGAGCGCCTCCAACGCCATGTTACCACGCGCAATGGTGAGGGTGCCGTTTATGCCCTCCAGCGCTGGCAGTGCATCCATCGCGTACAACCGATCGTCACCTACGATATTGATGATGCGAGGCTCTGGCTCATTCAACTCCAGCGTCTTTGCACCCTCAGCTGGTATACCCTCATAGACTGTCGTACTGGTGGCCGCCGGATAGCCGTTAGCGTCCAGTGCGTAAATGGTGGCATAACGGAACCCGCTGCCGCTGGTCTTAACTGATGGGGCTGTCATTGATTACCTCCTCGCGCGCCGATAGCGCGTCCTCTGCATTTGTCTCAAATACTGGGCCGAGATACTCACCTAACGGGCCGCGATTGCATTCGCACGCAGCAATCATCCGCCCTTGTCGCTCCGGATGAGGTTCCAACTCCAGTGTCTTCCCGCAGCGCGGGCATTGAACTGTGTTAATCCGTGTACGTGACATTGATCTCCTCCTGCACCTGCACTGTGAATTCGGCGCCGATGTAGACGCCGCCATAATCCTCGATGGCAACCAGCCCACTGTCGCCTATGAACCGCATGGCCAACACACCGATTGTGCCTGCTAGGCCAGGCGCGCCCAGGAAGGCATTCCGAGCGGCCTCCAACAACGGCTCAGCCAATTTACCCTTATAGCGCATCTCCACTGGCGACTGCACCGGCGTCACGTACAGGATGCAGCGATAGGTGCGCGTCTCGATTGCGATCCCCGTGTGCACCTCATATGTCGCTGCGCCCGGCCAGTTGACGAAGGCGGGCAGTGCGATAAGTGTATTGGGTATCTCGTCCAGGCTGTACGCCGCCTTGACGCCCGTGATTGCTTTCTCCAGCGCTGCCAGCGCATCAGTGACGGTTGCCACGCTCACCGCGCATACCTCGCAATCACCAGCCGCACGTCGGGTGGCATGGCCTCAGGGATGCTGATGATCCCCTGCTGTGCCGCCTGGATGCGCTCAGCATAGGGTTGGTCGCGTTGACCGTACAGCCACGCCGCTAGCCGTTTGGCCGCTGAGGCGATGTCGCTCATTGGTCGGTATACTGCAACTGCCGCCCCTGCATCGTGCGCCGCAGCCGTGCTGCCATTGACCCCGCGCCGCACAGTCAGTGTGTTGGCCGTGCCAGCCGTTACGGTGCTGATGTACATGAACTCTCTGTCCACCCGGATCAGATGCCCAGCCTTGAAGCGCGGCGTCAGACCGTCCAGGTCTGGCCCATCGGCGTCAGTGACCGGCAGCGTCGTCGTGCTGTTGTCCACTGCGGTCATCAGCGCATCAACAGAGTCCCAGGCATTGCCCCACGCTTCGTGGTATCCCCAGATACCAGTAACGGCATGCGCACGCTGGGGCGTCGTGCTGTATCGCAGTACCGCATACTGGCCGTCAGTCCGCATCTCGATGCGATCAGCTGGCAGTAGGTTGTGCTTTCCGCCGCAGGTGAGGTAATAGTCGCTGGCTGCCAATGTCACCATGCCATTATGGGTCGTGAACGTGATGACTTCCAACAGATCGTCGTCCAGAACCAGCACGCTGGCATTACGCGGCTGGTCGTAGTAGCGCGTTGCGATGAGCGGATAGAACCGCCGTCGGCAAGCCGCGTCCAGCATGCGACTGGCCTGCTCGGCGAACAGGCTGAGCAGCGTGTCGCTGTCGGTCTCCGTGATCCTGAGGTATGCCTTCAGATCATGGAGCACGCAATACTCATTCATGCCGCCGACCTCGCCTATGATACTCGCTGGCTTTGACCTCGACTGGGGGTGGTGAAGGCGCCTCCGGCGGAAGATCCTCTACCGGCCTGGCTAACCCAGCGTCACACAGCCCGCGCGCGTACCAGTCAGGATAGTCAACCACAGCACCTGCCTGCAGCATAACCGCACGACCCGGCGGGTCACTCTCAAAGCTGGTGTAGGGAGCAGTCACCAGGATTTCGACCTTCATCTCGTGATTTCCTTCTGGAGGGGCGAGTTGCCCCGCCCCTCTCTCATCAGTATATCAGCCCACAAACGCCAGCTGGTTGGCCGCCGGGCAGATGGTCGTCAGCTGCGTCACCGGCTCGCTGGTCAACGGCAGGAGATACAGTATGTCGGCATACGTGCCATTGGTGAGCGTACCCCCTGCAACCACCGTGACGTACCGGTAGCCATTGTTAATATCTAGCTTGTCGGTCTCGATGGTGATCAGCACGAGGCTATTGTCCGACGCACCCGTGCCTGTCCATTTACAATGGGTCTCGCTGATTGTCTTGAGCGTGCCATTAGGCGCCATCGACTGCTTGACCTCGAACGTCGGCGCGTCGTTGTTGTGCACCGTGCCCAGATGGATCAGCACGTGAAACCGCTCGCAGCCGGATATGTCCACATACGACCCCGACGCCGGGTAATTGCCGGCTGTGATCTGTGACTCCGGCGCCGCCTTACCCGGCACGACCCTATACTTGTTGGCAAAGATTTCACCTCTCATTGTCACATCCCCCCGCCTCAGCTGGCCGCTACCTTCTGAACAGCGAACTTCCACGGTTCCAGCAGATTGCCACCGATGCGCCGCCGGACGTGAAACTCGACCCGGTTGATCCCGGTCGCACTGTCCTGGAAGCGCACGACTGACAGCCCCAGCCTCTCAACGATGCAGTACCCGGACAGGTCGCCGTAGATCAACGGATAGGCGTTGGCGGCGATGTCTGGCATGCTCTCGCTCTCGCGCCAGGGTTGCCGCATGAATGCCTCCCCAACCTCCAGGTACTCGAAGTAAAACCGGCCTTGTCCGTCCTGGAACAGCTCGATGGCACTAGCTGTGTCGCTGTTGCCGATCCAAGATGCATTGCGCCGGTACTGGCTGGCTACACCGCGCCGCAGTCTCTTGACACCCTCCACAGTCAACTGTGAGGCGTGACCACTGATAACCTCATTCAGCCCGTGTGCGTTCGCCGCTCCAGGCAGGATACCGCGCGGCTTGCCCACGCCGTCACCGACCAGGAAAACCTCATCCTCGTCAATCGCCAGTGTGTCGGTCACCAGTGAGTTGAAAATTTGCACGATGTTCTGCGCATCCTCGATGAGGCTCTGGGACATCGTAACCCTGTAGGTGTAGGTGTTGACATTGATGGTCTCCAACCCCAGGGTGAAATTCTTTTCCGCCGGCATAGCCGCTTCGCTATCCCACTGGCCGCGCATGCCTGTGCGGTATTGATCGTTGCCACCTGTCAATTTGAGCCACTGGATGGCGTTGCTGGCAGTCTGGATGACCCGCGCCCCGCCGCCACGTACTACGGTGAGGCCCGGCAGCCGGCCGAGTATCTCGTTCGCTATCTGCGGTGGCACAGCATACCCGCCCAGGATATCCTGCCCCTCGACCATCGTGCTCTTGATCTCACTGACAGTCATTCCATCCCTGAGCATTGCTTTGACATCCGCGATGTCCCACACCTGCCGCGTCAGCGCCCGGTCGGCAACGCCCGATCGCAAGTAATGCACGAACGCCTTGATCTGCTCAAACACCACCTGACGGTAGTCGCCACCGTAAATTTCACGCATTACTTTGTCGGTCGGCTCATCAATGGCCCCGAACCGCAGCACATGCGCGGCTTCGACCGTCTTTGTATTGGCCTGCTGTGTGTCACCAATCGGAAGGTCCGGCCGCTCCGGCTCGGAAACCGCCGCCAACACGCCATCAGCAGTTTTGATGGCCTCCGCCCGCTCGCGATAGGCCCGTGCCTCCGCCAACAGTGCGTTGGCCCTCTCAACGTCTGGTGCATCACTCGTCAAGATTGCCCGCGCCTCGGCGGCCTTGATTTTCGCAGCCGCCATTAATTCCTGAACATTCATTCTGTCTCCTCCGCAAGTTGGATTAGTAGCTCCTCCAGCGCCACCCGCGCCCACGCTGCCTCCACATCCGACGCCCCCGCGTCGGCAGTATCAGCCAGGTCTGGCAATTCCAGGTGCGCTGCCTTGTACGCCGCTTTGATTTGCTCAACCGGTCGCAACCGATATTGCGCCGGCATTGGCGTCAATGTGTCCTCGACCACTGGGAATGACAACAGCTTGCCATCTGGCGCTCGTTTCACCAGATGCGGTGCACTCCCAGGCGAGTAGAATAGCCGCTCCGCTTGCAACAACGGCTCGATCAGCGCCCAGTAGCGATTGCTCTTGTCAATCCAACTCTGTACGAACACGCCGACGTCGTCGGATTTCGCATCCAGCCGTTTGCCGATGACGGTCAGCCCAATGTTGTCATCCAGCCCGTGGTGAAATAGCAACGGTGCCGATTTATAGTGATCCAACATCAGCTCCGTCTCTGGCGTGAAATAGTCACCTTGCAGGTCCCGCATCGCCGGGTTGCCCCAGAGCAGTAGATAGCCGCCTATCACTGCGCCGGTGTCGTCCTCGGTCAGCATCTTGACCGCCCAGCTCTTGCGCTCTTTGTGTTCTTTGACCCATTTCTCAGCTTCCTCGGTCGTCCAGCTCTCCCTGTCGAAGAGATACGATTGCACGGACGTACTGTCCTGGCCCTTGAGGCGTCCAATCACAGCACGGATACCTTTCTCCTCGCTCAATGTGATTGTTCGGAACGATCCCTCCTCGAAATCATCCCGGTCTCGCAGGCGGATGCGAATGTATTTGTCGGTCACATCTACTGGCATATCTCACCTCACACAAACGCAAGAATTATGTCTCGCTCCATGCACGCCGACCATGCCAATGCCAGGCTCATCACACAGTCGTCGTGCAGGCCGCTAGGCGCAGCGTAGCGCACCATCCCCGACGGCAGCCGCGACACCTCATAGGCCATCAATTCCTCGATCAGTACGGGATCATTCGGGATGGTGATCACCCCACGCTCGAACGCCAGCGCCAGCGATTCAATGATCTGCGCCTTCGTGGCATTGGTCGTCATGAACGCCCGCACCGGCAGTCCATCGCGCTGCAGCTGCTCGATGATGGGCTGCCCCATCGCATTGGCCTCGGCAATGATGACGTCGGGGCGATATCGTTCAGCCAACGCCTTGAGGCGGCTGGTCTGCAAGGCGTAGTCAATTTGGTTGAATCGGTCAATCGCCACCACCGCGCGCTTCTGCACGTCCAGCACCGTGATGACTGTCCAATCCTCACTGCGCCCCCAATCCACACCAAACACGTATTGTCCGGACGGTTCGACATCACCCACCGCCTCCCGCACACGCCGGAAGACGCCACCCCCGTCTTCGACAAACTCCGCCAATATCTCCTGACGGAATATGCGTTCTGGGAGCATGCGCCACAGCCGCTCGACCTCCCCAAATTGCACATGCGGGTTCTCCAGCGGATGCGGCTCACGTACTAGCGCACCGTCGCGGATGGCAACGCCTAACGTCGGCGCCCTGAATGCCGCGCTATCCGGCCGTTCCTGGGCCGCCACGAACTCGCGATAAAACCAGTTACGCCCGCGCGGCGTGCCAATCAGCCATGCCCAGCCGCCAGTGTCAATCAGCATCGGGCGCAGAACTTCATACCACGCCCGCTCATGCACGTCAGCACACTCATCAATTACGATACCGTCGGCGGTGTGGCCGCGCGCGTTGTCGGGATCATCCAGCGACCGGAAGTGGATCACGCCACCCGCTGGGAACTTAACTTCCATTCGCTGCTGGTAAAATGTTGCGTGGCCGCCGACCGCATGTCGCGTCTCATCCCACGCCACACGCACTTGATCAAACGTCGGCGCACCCCAGATGTATTGACCGCCGCGCACCGCCGCCTCAACCATAATCGCCATCGCCAGTGTCGTCTTGCGCCAGCGCCGACCCGCGCTCAACACCGTTATCCGGCGTGAGTGTCTCCGGACCGCTATCTGGCCAGGATGCGGATATGGGAGTTTTATCACGCCAATCGTTGACATACTCGATCACCAACCGTTGACCACCAGTTGTGATGTCGGTCTTGATCGGAGCGTCCAGTCCCAGCAGACGTGCGCGCCGTTCCATGACGCGCAACACCCTGTCCACCGCGCCGAGGTTGCCCTGCCGCGCTTGCGACCACAGCGCCAGCAGGAGGGCATCGAGGCGCTCACTCTCCAGCTGGCGTAATTCTTCGGCGGGAGGACGAAGAGTTTTCTGTAACGCAGCTCTGACGGCCTCATATGCCCTGGCGGCGTTTTTGAATTTCAACCTCTCAGCGATCGCCCCGTAGCTGGCGCCAGCTTTGCGCAGCTCCAATGCCTGCGCTTGTTTGAGGCTGATCTCAATCCTGCGTGGTGACTGAACGCTGCCCATTTTCGATTCTCATGATTCGATTAATTTCGGCTCTTTACCCGTCATATCTACCCAGCGCTGGATGGCTACGGCGCAATAGGCCGGCGAGATTTCGATACCCCGACAACACCGCCCCAGTTGCTCGCAGGCGATGATGGTCGTGCCGCTCCCCACGAATGGATCAATTACGATGTCATCACGACGACTGGAATTTTCAACGGCGCGCACAACCAACTCGACCGGCTTCATGGTCGGATGTTCTGGTGATTTCATCGGTTTATCAATTTCCCACACAGTTGTTTGGCTGCGACCACCATAGAATCTGTGTGCCGCTCCAGGTAGCCAGCCGTAGAAAATCAGCTCAGCTTGCGAGCGATAGTCCATACCTAGCGGCGCAAATGTTGAGTTGTTCTTAACCCAATGGATTGTTTGCCTCCAGATGCCGCGCTCTTTCAACGCTTGGCCGAATAGAATGTGTAGCAGCCCCGGTGGGGCCGCTACATACCATGCTCCCCCAGCCAGGCAAACACTCATGACGTTGTCAAATGCGGCACAGAGCATGGCAAACAGTTGTGGTTCGTCCAATGTGTCATTTACCAGGTTTCCATCAATTCGATTGCTCGGATCAATCGAATTGAGGAATTTGTTCTTGTCGCCAATCGAAACGCCATAAGGTGGATCAGTCCACACCATTTCCGCCTTCTCCCCACCCATCACCCGCTCCACGACTGCTTTGTCGGTGCAGTCGCCACAGATGAGCCGATGCTCGCCCAACTGCCACAACTGGCCTGGCTCAACCTCCCACTTGGCGCGCAGTTCCGTTGCCCGATCAATCTGCGGCTCAACGTCCTCCAACTGTGGTCTGGCGTAATCGAGGCCTGATTGCTGTGCCAGATCACTCAGCATCTCCCGTACCGCCGCGTCGCCCGTCTGGACGTCACGCAACAGCGCATCGAGTTGTTCCCTGTCGGCAGTGGCCATTGCCGCGATGGGATCGAGCGTCGCCAGAACAAGTTTCTCCTCAGCCTCACTCAGATCGACGTACAGCACCGGCACGGTCGGCTCATTGCGGCGCAGTGCCAGCGAGACGCGCAGATGGCCATCAACAACGTGACCGGTTGTGCGGTTGACGATGATCTGATCGACCCATCCGACCTCGTCCAACACACCAGATAGCGCATCCTGTTGCGCCCGCGGATGGATGCGCCAATTGCTGGGGTTAGCCAGCAATTGCTTAGGGTCCCCCTCCCCGCTGCCAATAATGCGGTTTCTCCAGGTTGTCATTCTATGCTCACCGTCAGCGGCCTATGCCCAATCTCCGTGCCATCACACTCTTGATTACCACCACCCCAGCGATTTACCGATACCGATCACCGCAGCAACAACCGCAGCAACAACCCCTCCGCCCGTCGCGCCTGCTTGTGCCATCTGCAGGCGCAGTGTGTGCAGATCAACCTGCAATCGTGATAGCTGCTGAT